ATCGTAAGATTTGTAGTTTTAATAGCACTAAGCGCATTGATGAGAGGACCCCGCCCATAGACTTCGCCGCTACATTTTGACCAACGGAAGCAAACAAAAGGATTTGACCCAACACCTCGGTACTTTTCCTCTTTAACAATTTCTTTGGTATCACATTCGATAGCATAGAAAAGGTAGGCATCTTCGTTTTTAACTGTGTAATCCTTACAAACGATTTCAAGTATCTTAATGCGTTCATCAGGATAGTTGTTAATCTTGCTAGTAAGTTTGTCACTAATCTTCGCCTTTGGATACATAATTTCAATGTCAGATGCGCGAACTTGTCTTTCTCTATATACATGATCGATCTTGTCATCAGGACCAGAATCAAGCACAACATGCGGTAACGGTATAGCAGAGAACACTACAGGATTGATTGCATCACCTTCTGCAACGCTCAATACGCCAGTACCAACAGCCAGATCCATGAATGACTCATGCACTTCCTGACCAAAGTTTGAGTTCTGTATTACTTCAAACACATACTCTGTGACTTCATCTAAGTCGTTATCAACGCTTTCGCGTGAGTCAGGTGGCACTTCACTGCCAGATGTAAAGTCTGCCCAACGTGCAAAGTTAGGCACAAGACCCTGTTGTAAGCGGGATGCAAACTCTTGCACACCAACAACGGCAGTCTCATCAAAGATTTTATCATCCCTGCGCTGACCAATCGTTTCATAATAGAACGACTCGCGCTGTGGAAGCGCATACTCATAACACTCCTCAAAGAGTGGTACAAAGTTTTCACGCATAGATTTAGCTTTTTCGTATTTTTTCAAATACATAGCGGCAACTTTATCATTGCCGCCACCAGATCCACCAAAGGATGATGTGTCTGTATATGTTATCATTGATTAAACCTGTTATAAAATCCAACACCACCACCAGATCCACTTATTAAAGATCTGCGTCCTGACCCCTTACGCATACTTTTTACAGTTTCTTCAAGAGCCTCTTGCTTTGCACCCTTCTTTTCTTCAAGTGCTTTAGCTCTATCAGCCTCTTGCTGTGCCTTAATAGCAGGATCTACTGAGGGCGTTTTAGGTCCACGACCTACACACATGGCTATCTCCTTTATAACTATCTATTCCTAACCACAATTTATTGCAGTCTGCAACTCACAAATTACATTCTAGCCCACAAACCATGCCGTTTGGTTTGCTTTGGCTTCCTAGCAAAGACATCATACTCTGCTTTGGCATTAAAAGCCTTGGCTTGTCTTTGACCAGATATTAACTGTCTGCCCTCACCAGCACCCAGCATTAGATACTGTAGGGCATCGTGGATGTGTGAATACATATTCTTGTCAGGCTTATCATCAAACCTTTCACCAGATACTTGCATACGCTTGTATCCATAGCCACCTTCAAAGCCTTTGATTAGTGTTGGGCAACGCCGATCAATCATAAATGCTGGCTTGCCCTCGACCATTTTGTTTAGGTTGCTTGAGACAGCTTCAAGTCTAAGATCAACAGAATTGCTATGAGTTGGGTTTGCTCTTAGGCCAGCACCCCTAAGTATTTGAAAAGGTGTGCTTTCATCAGTCTGTGCGCGGAAGTCACCAGCAGGATCACCATAGATATGAACATCATTTAGAACAGCAAACCTAGTTGCTATTTCTTGGCGCAGTAATTCAGCAAACCTAACAATGCCCATATCAATAGCCACAATCTCTGACTGTATAAGCCATCTGCCTCTAACCTTCTGACCAAAGACAGCCGCAGGAGTAAGGCCAAAGTCAATGCCCACATACAAAGGCACACCATCTGCAACTGGTATTTCTTCTTTAGCTATGTGCGTATCTGCAACAAACATAGGATATACAGGCTTTCCTTCTTGGATTGTACCAAGTCTATTCATTACATACACATCAATCCAGCTTTTTGTCTTACCGCGTATAAGATTAGAATAATATGTCTTAAGCATGTTCTGTTTATTTTCAGCACTTTTATTTGGCAGATATTCTAACACGCCACCATTATCATCTGTCTTTTCTATCATGGCCTCTGGTTGCACATAGAAAGACCAGTTATCAGGCTTGACCAACATCTTGGCTTGCTCTTGAGGAATGTGGTCAGGGATAGGAACTTCACCAGACATAATAGGCCACCAGTGATCTTCTTCGGGTGCATTGGTGTCAGCTATAACACCAGACCAAGTAGGACCACCATCACGCATAGAAGGGAAACGCCCAACACGCATAGTACACGCATCAATAATTGATTTAGGTATCTCCCTAGCCTCGTTGATCCAGATGCCAGTAAGCTCAAGGGACAATAGCTTCTTGACATCTTCTGGTCGATCAAGGGCTAGGAAGATTACTTCAAGCTCTAAGTCAGCTTGTTTTATCCAATGAGTGTAAGGCACAGACCATAAGAACTTGCCCCAATCTTCTTCGGGAAACCAATCAAGCCATGTCTTGATCGTAGTTGTTCTTAGCTGTGGATTAGTATTACGAATGATTGCCCACCTACTACGGCGTACACCATCTTTGTTTCGCTCTTGTTGTAAGGCTCTGCGGAATACTTCAACGCAACAGCTTACAGATTTACCCGACCCAACAGGACCGCGTATGCCACGAAAGAACGATTCGTTCTTCATAAAGGCTTTCAAGACTTCGCCATCAGGCTTGTACTTAAAGCTGGTCAACCTTGTGATCCTTACCAAACTTAATCATGCGTTCTACAATCTCAGGACCGATGGTTGCGATAACCTTGTCAGCCTCTAGGTCAGTGCAGAACTCTTTAGGATGGTATGCTAGATGTACTTTTTTAACAACACGCCTTAGAACTTCACGTTCTTCAGCCTTGATAGTGTGCATGAAACTCATCTGTATCGTGCCGCTTTCTTTGCGACATCCTTTGGTTGCTTGGCGAATTGCTTACCTTTTCGTATCGCCGCCCGCTTCGCTCTTGTGGTGCGTTGATACTCTGAGTCACTCATTGCTTCGATGGCTTTGCTTGGAAGGTAACGCTCACCAGTAGCCTTACTGCCTTGTGTGCTAGGCTTGCCAGACTTAGTGCGCCATTTTTGTTTAGTCCAAGCGCGTAATGATTTCTGCGGTGCTTTCATTTTATATCAATCAAAGTTAGGGCTACCATCTTTATTAAAAACTCGATTGCTGTTTTGTTGTGACAATCTATCTTGATAAAACTTAAAAATTTTAATTTTTTGTCTTTTACTTAAACCAGCCCAACTGCCAGTTTTCATTGCGTCTGCATCAGAAAAAATCATAACATCATCATCAAGCTTGCCAACTTTTTTAAGCAAAGACTTAAATTGACCTTCTGTTGGTACTTTAGGTGTTTTTTTCATTATACAATTATACCTCTGCTTAGGGTTACGTATATTGGTATATTAGCTAGTGTATCCACCACCAGCTTTTTTATACAGCAGGGCTAGCCTTTGCGCTTTTCTTGCTGACCACTGACCCGCTTTTCCGCCCTTTGCCTCGCGCTTTACGCGGTTGAACAGGCTTTTCCTCAGTTTGGGCTTCGTGTAGTTCCCCGCTTCGTTGACCGCCATCTTCTTTCTCCATAGGTATTAGTCGGCGTGAGTCTGGCATATAGGTTGCGCCAGAAAGAATACGTCCATCAGGCATCTTAATAGTTGGCCCTTCATAGGGAGTGCCATCTGTAAATGTGTACTTCATGATTGCTTCATCTTCGATTTAATAATTTTTTGTTGAAGTGCCTTTGGCAAAGAAGCTTGTTGCTTAGTCAGCAATGACTTTGCCGCCTTCTTAGCTTTCTTTTTGCCTTCTGGTGTGTAGGCATATTTCTTTCCTGCTACGTTTGGCATTTTATTTTCCTCTATTTTGGCAATACTCTTAATTTTCGCATAGACCGTTCCTTACTTATCCCAGCCTTGGTAAGCTCTCTTTGAAAGCTATTACCATCTTCGTTAGGCTCTTGCAGTAATTGAATTGCTATAGACTGCCTTGATTCCTCAGAAGTGTTTGTGTCGAGCAACATCGCAATGTCATCAACCGCTTGTTTCTGTACTTTTTTAGCCGCAGATTTTGCAGACATGCCGTCTTTGACTAGGCTGTTAAATTGACTCAAGTAACGCTTACGATCAATTTTGGGGCTATCAGCACGACTAGATGTTTTGACTAATAGCGATTTTTTCTTCTTCGGGGTTGTTACCTTCTTCATTATGCTTTTCCTTTTTTAGCTTTGTTTCTGCGTGATATAGCCGCGCCGATACGCTTGGCCTCTGCTTTACTACCAGCACCCCAAGCCCTTAAGCTAAGAAGAAGTCTGGTTGGTCTGCCCTTCTCGTCCCTCTCAGGACCCCTCATGCCACCCATGCGTTGCAGAAAAGATGCCCTGCGCGGATTGTCACCTGACTTAACAGGGGCTTTTAAAGTGCCGCCCTTGTAAGAGTCACGCCCCGCTTGATTTAATCCACCTTTAGGATTCT